CCTGTACTCATGTATGCTTGTTAAAGGTTGAGTTAAATTTCCGTTCCTTCACGTCGGCAACGTTCACCATGTCCAGTGCGTACCAAATTGCCGAAAAGGTATGCGGGTCGATGTTGAATTGGTCGTAAATCGCGTTGCCCCGTGCGTCCTTCTTGTAGGTCAAGTCTTTCAGTTCACGGATCGTGTTCTTGCATTCCTTTGACACGACAATCCGATTGAACCGTTTGATTTTCCGAGTGTTTGACAAGCGGGAACCGGCAAATTTGTTTCGGCAGCCCCGGATCGAAAAACCCTGTTGCCGATAGTAACTGATCGCCTTTGGGTCTTCGTTGTCCGCAACAATCATTTTGTTGAAGCCCTGCTGGTTCAGACCGTCAAGTTTTTCCCGCAGTGCCTGCATTTCCGGCTGATTCGCAAAGACATCGTCCGTAACGCGGTTCATGTAGATTTCATCATAGACATACAAGATTTTCTTGTCCGTGTCTATGCACATCGATAGGACCGCATTGGAGGACTCCTCAAACCCGAAGTCGAACCCGAAATAATGATGAGCATAATCGCACTGCCCGACAGCGGCACGAAAGTTCGGCATCTTGTCCGCGATTTCAAACTGCGGCAACACCCTTGTCCCGGTCGCACCGAACCTGCCCCATCGGGCAACGGTGTAGAGCGGAAAATCATATTTCCGCATATCGTCGAGCGTTTTCAAATACTCTTTTTGCAGAAACGGATTGTCGTCCGGCGTGGAGTGGTGGTAGTAAGTGCCATCGACGATCATTTCCTTTGCCTTGTACAGTTTTTCCTCGTCGAGAATGACCGTCGTTTTCCCGTTGTCGTCGATGTTCTTGAAAAAGTGGTTGTAAATCCAATTCTCACACCCGACCGGGTTGCAGGAGAGAATGTAATGCAATGTGTCGCCAGTTGCCCGAATTCGACCGAGAATTTCCTTGTAGGAAGCGTATTTGATTTCCGTCGCCTCTTCAAGCCAAACAATAGAAACATCGTTAATCGACTTGATCTTTTCCGGTCGGTCGAGTCCCTTGAAAATAATCTGACTCCCATTCGGGAAAGTGAACGAAAGCGGACTTTTCAGTGCAAGGACTTTGAGCGGAGCCTTGCCGCGTCCCGTCTTTCGGAAAGCCCCCGGTATCGTGGTGACCAACTCCATTGAGTCAAGAACTTCAAAGATGAGGTGATAGCAACTTTCGTAAATCGTATCGAAGACTTCCCGGACGACCAAACACCGGCGTTTCTCTTGCAAAAGTTTCAGGATAATCTTGAACGCAACCTGATAGGACTTGCCGCTGCCATAGCCGCCGATGAGCAAATACTGTTTGTAGTGCCAGTCGAAAATGAAGTTTTCAAAACTGGGCGATACGGACTTGGTGATGTTCATGGTAAGGAGTCAGGAGTCAGTAGCAAGTAGTCAGGAGTCAGATGTTTCTATTCTGTCTCCTGACTCCTGACTTCTGACTACTTTTATTGTGATCGACTGGTTATCCTCAACGGCAATTTCGTTGTCTCGGTTCCGTTTCCATTTGTCCCGTTGGCGGTTGAAAAGCCACGTTTGACACGCCAGAACATTCGGCGGTTGCTCTTTGGTGGTCGTTTTCTGCATAACCTTGATGTCTTCCGCTTTTCCGTCTTTTTTCGCTTTGCCTTTCACGATGATTATTTCCACTTCCTTCGTTTCGTAGCCGAGGGCTGCTTTCAAAAGTGCCGACTCAACTTTGTGGTCAACAACATCCTTGCCGTCCTGTACCGCTTGGTCAATTTCGGGAGCCTCCAAACGATACCGCCGGAAAGTCGGGACACTGATGCCCATCTTTTCGGCAATGTCTTTGTCGGAATATCCATTTTCTGCCCAGCCGGTTATCGCCGCCAGCCTATCAGGATGCGTCCACTTGTTGATAAGACTGTTCTCTATCCGGGACGAGCGGTTTTTTGTTTTCGCCTTGCTCATTTTCTCCTATCTCCTTCCCCTCCGATACACCTCCGGCAAATCCCGTCCATTCATCTCGTGCCAAAAACACTGCTCACAATGATTACGATTGCCATACTCGTCCCTATCCCACCAAAACACCCCATCAAGCACATACCGGAACCAACGCTTCTCCCGATAACACCGGGCGGAAAGCATCTCGTCGGGATAGCCAGCAAGCAAAACATTCACAAACTGGCTCATCGCAATCAGGATGTTGGTTCCGTACCACTTCATTCCATTTCAGGTTGCACCGGCTCTCTTTGCACCATAAAGCCCAAATCGCCATTCAGATACCATCTTGTCGGTACATCGCCGGTGAACCGTTCAGGAAGGGAAGGCACAATCAAGTCAAACAACGTGCGAATCCCACGGAACGTCGTCGGCTTAATAATCCCTGCCGCCACAATCTTTGTCATCATCTCTTGGACATAAGGCATCATCGCCGCAAACTGCTCCGGCGTTAAAATCTCCTCCAAATCCAACTCGATAATAGAACGGTTACTCCCCGGCTCCACCTCGACCTTCCAAACACGGACATCGTCCTCTGGCTTCGCATCCTTCGGCTCAACACCGGACGGACGGAGTGCCACATGCGAATCCATCGCTACATTCCTTGCAAAATCGTCGAACGTGTCGGACGACTTAACCTCGATTACAATTGCGGGATTGGGATTGATATTCATCATTTTCTCCTTTATAAAATTTGCCTAAACATGTGCGTACATTCCTGCACACGCGACCCAAGTATTTGCCGGAAAAGTCCCGACATTGCTAGAAAATCGGTAGCGAGCCTCACCATCGAACAACTGAACATGTCCGACATAGAACGAGCCGCCTTGTGCCGGTGCTAGGGCTACTACTAATGGGATGAAGACCGATAAGGCACTGTGATAACCATTAGGTAAGCCAGTATTAAAAATATCACCGGCTGGTGTAAAATCGGACGCTAACTGTGCGCTGCCATCAAAGATCACAAAACCATTCTTCCTCGTCAACATCACAAACCTTCTAGTAATACTAAACAAGTTGGCTAATGCAGTATCCATGTGGTGGATAATGATGTCGCTCGCTCCCACCCCACCCGCCGCCAACTGTGCTTCCGTCACATACCTATCCGGTTGGCGAGCAGTGAACGCCGTTTGTTCCGACACACCGGGGACGATAGGATGCACCTGAAACGTCTTGGCAGCCGTAATCACTTGCGGCGTATTAACGGTAACAAGCATCGGCTTATCGGCGGTATAAATCGGGTCGGTCTCAGTCTGCAACGCGGAATTCGCCAACGATCCCTGTGCTGCTGTCGCAAATACGCCCACAGGTTCAAACGCTGCCGTGCCTAACCCAGAGACGATACCATCCAGGTTGTTCAGCCTCACCAAAATCGCCCCCACGTCTGCGTCGCCGAGAATCTGGTTTAACTGGTCCACCAAATCCTGTATCTCTTGTGTCGAACTGGTCTTTTTCGACTCAATCCAAGCAAGGAAGTCATTGTACGCTGCTGTCGCTAAACCAAGCGTGGTGTTCAGGTCAAGCAAGAACGTGTTGTTGTAAAACGTGGTTGCGTTCGCCATCAACGCATTGATGGGATCAAGAAACAGGTTCTGATAATCGGCACTGACCCCCGCAATGTAACTGTCAATAAATCCGTTGAGTCTGTCCCCATATTCCGTCGTGTCCAGTTGATTGACCACCCCGTGAACCAGTCCGCAACGGGCAGTGTCCAGCCGGGTATCAACGATATTGACCGCTGTAATCGACGTTGCATTCGCGGCAATGTTGATGTTTGCCAATCCCAACTCCCACACGTTTGCGTTCCGCGTCAGCACCGGGGCAGTCGGACTCGCGGACGGCGTACCGGTCAGCATTGCAAGACGAATTCGCCGCGTTACAAAATCAAGCCGCAAGACCACGGTGTCAATTCTCGGCTGCGAGCCTCCCGACGAAAGCGAAAACGGCACATCTGCACTATTTTCGTACCAGTAGCCATTGATGTAGCCCTGTCCGCTCTGGACACGCACTCCGAACGTGCCGGAGAGGACAACCTGAAGGGCTGCCATCCTACCCCCAAACACACCATTGCCAATAAAACTCGCAAAGTATTTGG